GGAGACCGGTCGCTTGCGCTCAAAAGAACTAAACTTTAACTACTTTTTACGAGAACCCCCCTATTGACGGAAAATTACTTTCAGAGAAGGAGTCAGGAGGATCGGACGGGCGTAGCCCGTCGACTTGTCCCCTCTCCCTCTGGGAGGTACGTGCATGCACGGGTTAGGGTGAGGGCTTCTTCCTCCTGACTCCTTCATTCTGACTGTATTCTGCGAGTCCGAATCGTTTCGTCTTTCAAAAATATCCAATGTGAGGCGACGTATTCGGACTGCGTTTTTTGTCAGGCTTGATTAGGGGCTGCCGCCAGCGGGAGCGTTCGTGAGAATCGGCTCGGAGTTGCTGAGTGCGTCAGTGGTCTGAATCGGAACGCCGAAGATGCCATCTGGGTAGGGTGCTTCCTTACCGGTCGTGGTCGTGGCAGTCCGTTGCGATCTGATTTGCTCAAGCGACCGCCGAGTCATGAAAATCAGGTTCGGTTCTTTGCCGACGGGGAACCGGTTGAGCAATTCGGCAATGTGACTCTCTGTGACCGGATTTGCTTCGGTGATATTGCAAATCCGCCCGATGACTTGAATCGACGGCACTTGCAACCCGACGTGCGTGTGCACCTTCTGGACGTATGCCCAGAACTTTTTGAAATCGTCATCCCACTGCTCGGCTTCCTTGATCGGTCCCGTGTCGATGCGTCCGTTTTGTCCCCAAGCGTATTGTACGCCTTGAAGTTCGGTACGGATCGCAAAAACACTGGTAGCACCGCTTCCTGAACCACCGGCATTGACAACCATCGGCGAATTCCGATGCGGGAGCAACGTCGCCAAGCCGGTAAAGCCAGTGGAATCCGCTTGCGTTCCGTACCACGTTTGAATGGCGATTTTTTGCAACGCTGATTCCATCGCCGATGCCGCACAAAGTGCAATCGCTGCTTTCTGCCCCCACTCGCATTCGAGGGCGACTTTTTGGTCAAGCGACCAAGATGCGTCGAGAAATTTCAGCACCACAGGACGTGCTTCGACTGAGGGCGATCCTTGCTTGATGCCCTTGTTCGATTCACGGAAAACGGCAGGTGAATTCTCCGTTTTGGCGAGCGTTTTGTATTCCGTCTTTGTACACGGGGACGCGCTGATGAGACGCATCTCCGGCACGTATTTGCTCGCCTCGTTGAAAATTCCGAAAAACTCCTCGGAGTTATTCATTTCGATGATGTCCAGAGACGTAAGCCTGTCATGGACTGGCATAGTAATAGGAGGCATGTTGTGTTCCTTTCGGTTGTAAGAGGGTTAGGGTGGGATGGAAGTCGGGAGCGAATTTCCTAACTTTCCCGATTTCCATTGTTTTTGGGAAGTTGAATACTGTCGCCGAAAGCACGAAGGTTCGGCGGAAGCGGAGAAAACACCTTTTTCGGCTTTGTTTCGGAAGTGTTCCCCGGCACGGGAGTTTCTTCGCCCCCGAACGATCCGGCGGCTTGCTGACGATTGACCGACTCTTGGAGTTTGTCGAAATCCGCCTTCAATTTCGCAAATTCTTCTTCATCGATGGGCTTTTTTTCCCCTTCGGCTTCGTCCTCGTCCTTGTCCTTTTTGAAGGCGGCGATTGTCGCTTTCAATTCGGTGTTCTCTTTGGTGAGGGCGGCAAAATCTTTGCCGAGTTCCGCAAGGTAGCGGTCGGTTGCTTCCGACTCGCTCAAGCCTTCGGAAAAATACTGAAAGCCGCGTTCGTTGCCAAACTTTTTGGCAAACTTTGCAGCGAGTCCGCGGTAGTCCACAGAGGCAGGTGCTGTTTCTGCTGGCATGTTAAATCCTTTCCGGGCATCTGCCCTGTTAAAAACACTGGTATTAGAATCGGAGCCGTATAGACAGATGGCGACTCCGTCAACTTCATATTTGCGAAAAATAATGAGTGGTTTGTGTTCGGTGCTATACGTTTGACCGTTGACGGTAACGTTTTGACCGAGTGGGATGTATTCCCACTTAAAGTTTCGTGGACCGAGCGATACCGAGCATTGGTACGGAACGCCGTGCGATTTCTTGTGCAAAATCTCGCTTGCCCGGTCAGTATCGCCGAATGGGACAAGGAACCCGCTACACTCCAAGGCGGTACTCCCGCCGAAAGTGTCGAGGTAGCCGAGTACTTCGTTCGGGTCATGCTGGTAGTCAATCGGGATTTTTTTCTTGATCTTTGCCCCCGACCGGTCAAAGATGCACCGCCCCCACCACCAGTGGGTGAGTTCGTCGCCGCTAAACGCGATCAGGTTTACGGCATGTTTGCCGTCTTGACTCTGGACGCTGAAATCTACGCCGGGCTGACGAAACTGCATCGCATCCGCCGGACGATCCTCGGTAAATTGTTTTTTAATGTCGTCGGTCATGTTCCTATGTTCAGGTTTTTGTCTTCGGTCATCCAAGCGTAGTGGACTCCTTTGGATTTGGCATATTCCATGTCTCGTGCTGTTTCGTCCACGATGTCTTTGTAGTCCCGTCCTAACGAATGGCAGACACCACTGGGAGAGTCCAAGCCGCCGGCAAGCACCGTGATTAGTCCTTTCGCTTCCTCGTCTGGCTTGAACCACGGCTTGCCCTCTGGTGCCCATTCAAACTCTAGATCGCTCACTTTCATGCCGTTCGGCAAAATCAAACGACCCTCTAAAACTTCTTTGGAAAGCCGCCATCGGGTCAGGTTTTCCAAAAGGTATTTATTGCTTGCACGACGCGGTTTGCATAATTCGATATATTGGATGATCGCCGAGCGGCTCCCGAAAAAGTTGGTATGATCTTCGTCGAACATGCTGTAGGATATTCCCAGCGATTTCAGGGCGACCATGATCATCAGTTTTTGATAGTCCTGAAATTGATTGCTCGGCTGTGCGCTTTCGATGGGTTTGACCTCTTCCCCCTGCTCTAATTCGAGCATGTATGTGGCTTTGTCCTGAAGTGCCATCCGGCGATTTTCTCTTTTTTCCGCCTGTGCTGCCTCTGCTTCCTTCGATAACTTTTCGCGGTTTTCGTCTTGAGTGAACGTCAAGCCGAAGAGTTGCATTAGCTTTGCCTTCGCAAGAGCGTAGTTAAAACTCTCCTGAATGTCAGCGAATGTATTAGCGGCACTGACAAGCAGTCCAACGCCGCGTATCTGATCGAACCGGGAATAGTATCCGTGCAAAATCAAATTCTTCGCCGGGACGACTCGCTCCAAGTGGTACGTGCCGTAGCGTCCCCGTGTATGCACTGCGTAGGCGATGGCCGCTCCCGCATCGTCCGTTTTGACACCGTGTATCCACACCGGATCGCTGTCGATGTCGTTCGGTGTGCGAATCCGGTCAGACTCCAATGCCTGCACCCGCCCGTCGGCGAGTTTCATGATCCCGATGTCGCCGTCAATCGTTCGGCATATCTCGACAAGCCGGATAAACTCGGCAAGAGAATGACGACCGGTGACTTCAAAATTGCCCGGCTTCGACCATTCGTAAACGATCTGCTCAATCGCGTCATCCAATTCCCGGTTGCCCGTCTGACATTGGAAGTTAAACCGGCTATTGTATGTCGAGTGTTGCTCCAGTGCCCATTTCACTATCGCTGAGTCTTCGGCAAGGTCGCGTGATCTCGCAATGACTTTTTTCCGGTCGTGTGTGTTCAGCTCACGATCCGTTGACATCAGGTTCGTTAAAACCGATTCCCGTGTCAATGAATCGCGCGCTGCACTGTAACCAAAAAGTCGTTTTGCCCAATCAAGCATTTACCGTAAATCTATTGCAATGAAGGGATTGTCGCACCGCCGTCGACGTTGTTCCTTCGTTAATTCTTCTAAAAACTTCCAAGCGTTCTGATGATCCAATGTTAACGCCAAGCCCGAATCGACGGACACCGAGCGCACCGCAAAGTTGCTGGCGATGCTTGCCGTAATTTGCTTTTTTAAGTCGATGATTTCGTCGTCGGTGAGTTCGCTAAACATAGCAGGAGTCAGGAGTCAGGAGTCAGGAGTCAGAAGAAAAGGACGGCGAAGCCGACGATTTCCTTCTGACTTCTGACTACTGTATTTTGTATTCTGTTGCCTCGACACCCAGCGTTGAGGCGGCAATCATGCATCCGACGAGGCAGTCGAACCAGTGATTGTCTTGTTTGAATGGGTTCGCCCATTCGTTAACTTTGCGACCGTTTGCCTCGACCAACACCACCTTTTCGGCGGTCATTTGCTCCGAGACCATCCGGTGTGCCTCCGGGTTTGTTCCCCAGAAGGTGATGCTCCCACGCTCGCCCGACCGCAAGGAAAAAGCATTGTGAACGGCGGTTTTCCAATAGTTCACGTCCCCTTTGACGGTACGATATGCCCGTGTTTTGATCTTCTCATCGACCCAAAAATGGCCGACTTTGGCACTCTTGCCCTTGCTACCGGCACCCCAGTATTCCATTGGCGTTTGCTTGGCACCGATGCCGACACCCAATGCCGGTCGGACATGCACCGGACTGCCGATCTTCGTAATCACTGCCTCCACAACGTGAGGTTTGTAGCCGCTGTCAATCAGGATTTTGTCAATGCGATTGACTTCTTGCTTGTCGTGATCGCCGTGCATTGTGTAGGACTCCGCCGTCAGTTGATGGAGTAAAAACTCCAATCCGGCGGCAATCGCACCGTCGCGGCGACCTTCGCCGAACTGTCGGGCAAGCGTCATCAACGATTTGTCGCTCCGGCTAAAATTGACCCTGTTTTGCTCCGGGAATACACCGTAATCAATCACGTAGCCCGTGAAATCGTTCGCCCATGCACAGACCATGTAGTAAATCATGTCGTCATGAACGTCCAGCATTGATGTGATCGCAAACGTGTCCATCGGGACTACCCGGCGTTCCAATCCATTGAGCCGCGTCCGAATCGTCTTGGCGGGGACGAGTAACGTGCCAGCGTTTTTATCGACCGGCGTGTTTTGGTATTCGTTGTAAAACGTGATTTCATTGTCGCTCCATATATTCATGGCGTGTTGCAGTGCATCAATGCACTCCGGCGGAAAGTTTTCCGCCCACGGAACAATCGCTCCCTCACGCATCGCGGCAAGGTTTTTCTTGTAGAACTGCTTCGCCTTTGTCGCACCTTCGTTGCGGACATCCCGGTATTGTTCCCACAGTTTCATGTTGGTCGGCATCTGCTCAACCATCTTGAATTTCAAACCTTTCCACTGTTTGTGACTCAAGTACCGAGAGGAAAGGTCGTTTTCCTCGATCACGGTACAGAGCATGATCATTTTCAATTCCGCCGCTGGTCCAACGAGCCCCGAAATCGCCCCGTCGATAATGTCCACCAGAGCGTCAATCTGTTTCGGCGACCGTGCTACTGCTTCCGTTTGCGGGTCGTCTAGCACCACAATATCGGGTCTTTCAATCTCATCGCCGTCAGGCTTCGTCTTGTTGCCGCCGCGAACCGCTCCCTTGATTCCGACCGCGTAAAGCATCGCCCCGCTTGCCTTCGAGCCCGGTATCGCCGCGAAAATAACGCCGTCTTTGTTCCATGCAATGTCCGTCAGTTCGCCGAGGTACTGTTGCCCTCGTGCAAGCAACGCCGAGCCGTTCAGTTTGTAAAACGGATAAATCGACTCCGGGAAGTCGTCCCGCAATGCCTTGTTTTGCGTCAAGGTGCGTTTGATGTTCGTGATGATATTCGTCGCATTCCTGCTGTTCGCACCGATGACCACGATGTATCGACAATGCCCGTAGAGCAACGCCCAGACTACCGATGTTTCTGTCAGTGAGGTTTTTCCGCTTCCGCGAGGGGCGGCAAGTGCCAGCTTGGTAGCACCGCCTCGGCACATCATATCTTCGAGTCTCTCAATGATTTTCAAATGGTTCGATGAAAATGCCAACCCGAACCGATTGGGAAAATACTCCAAACAAAACGCCTTCAAGTCATTCCGGCAAGCCGCTCTGCGTCTAGGATTCTTGATCGGCGGCAACGGAGCGATCTCCTGCACCGAGCGGGTTTTTTCCCGACTCCGCCGGGCAACCAACTCCCGATGACGCTGACCCGCTTCCGTGTTCGCTATCTTCGGCTTCGACATGATCCGTTACAAGTGAGTGGGCGTAATAATGGCTCGTGATAGTAGTCGTGCCCGATGCGGCAAGGTTTGCCGTGTAGTGCATGTAAGTGCAAACTACAATCGTACAGCAGACCAAAAATGTAATAACAACAATAGCAGTCATTCCTGATTTTCCTTTGTTCTGGTGTCCCGTTAATCCGATTCATTACTTCTCGCTGCTCCTGTGTTGTTAACCGCAACGCAGGGGCAACTTTTGTTATTCTGTATTCTGACTCCTGACTCCTTTATTCTGACTCCTGACTCCTTTATTCTGACTCCTTTATTCTTGGTACGCAGCGCAGATACGCTTTGCCGCTTTGTCAAAGTACTGTTGTTCCTTTTCAATGCCGATGAACCGGCGATTATGCCTCGCACACGCAATGCCCGTTGTTCCGCTCCCCATGAATGGATCGATGATTGTGTCCCCTTCGTTGGTGTAGGTGTTTACGAGCCATTCCATTAATGCCAGCGGTTTTAATGTGGGGTGTAGCCCTTTTGTTTTGTCTTTGTCGTTTTTGAATGGCAAGACCGAGCCGGGGTGTTGTGTGCCGTCGGACTCATGGATGAACCCTCCATTGACGGCATAAACACCACTTTGACGGTTGATGATCTGTTTTCTACTTTTCCCGCCCGGTGTTTTTTGCGGATTGTACGTCGATGCCTTCTGAAAGCCCGGTCGTCCGAAGACGAGGATTGACTCGTGATTTCGCATTGGTTGCAGGTTCGCATTCAAAAACCCGGCTTTGTTGTTTTTTGTCCAGACCAGATCATAGCGAAACCAGCGGTATTTGCTGTTGACCAAGTCCACTGTAAATTTGCCGCAACCGAAGAGGACGAAATTCGCTGTTGGTTTCGTGCGGTATTCGATCATTTCCCAAAACCGGGGGAGCGGCGGCATTATGTCCCAATCGCAAGCCGTAATTCCATACGGCGGGTCGCTGATCACCGCGTCGCAAGCGTAGTCCAGTTTCGGCAGTATGGCGAAGCAGTCCCCGTGATAAAGGTAGCAGTTGCCAAGTTGGAGTGGGTTCATTTTTCGGTGATTTTCAGTGCCGCCAGTCTTACGAGTTCCATAAGGGGCGTGCCTTCCGCCGCAAGACCGAGCGGCTCTAAGTGGGAGCGGATTTCCGCGAGCGTTTCCGACTCGCCGGTGTCAGCGGCGGATTCCGCCGCCGCCGTTAGTTTTTCGTACAGCCGGTATAGCTTGTTTATTTCCTTGCGGATGCTCAGCCGTTCCTTAACGTCAACGGTCTCGTTGTAGAGTTCCCGGAGTTCTTGGATCGCTTGCTCAAACTCTGCTGATGTCCGCATGAAAAAAAATCAAATAAATAAACAAAACCCAGATTCCCGGCTACTTCGTGTGGAGCAGAAATCCGCCGAGCGAAAAAAAGTACCTAGCCCCCCGCCTCGGCGACGGCGGATTGCAAACGGCAGGCGGCAGCTTCCTCGTTGTTCTTCTCTCTATACAACTCCAGCAGCATCTCTGCAATCAACATCAACAATTCACGCTCTGCGTCGGTCATTACTAGGGCGTGCCGAGCTCCACATCCGCGTCCCGGCAATTATCTCACTTTCCACCTTCCGTCTCATCGTCTCATACCGTCGGCGGTGCTCCGGCTTCAACTCCAATCCCAACGGAGACGGCAAAAAAAACTCTGCTACCGTCTCTCCCTTAGGAAAAGAAGCCTCTCCGCTTGGAGGAAGAAACGGAGCGGCTAACCTCGCCTGCGACACTTGCAATACGCACCTCCGGCAGGGAGGGAGAACGGTTGCCCCACACTCTGGACATCGTGTCCAACGTGATCGGCAATGAATGCCATGCTCAATGTTATAGATGGTTCTTACAGAAACACCGGCAACTTCCGCCGTCCCGTCTCTTGACAATCCCTGTCCACGTAGAGCAATAACTTCTTGTACTTTCGCTTGTGTGAGCAATGTTCATCATGGCGTTGCTCACCGAGAGGTCTGCATTGTACCACACGATTCATAAGATTTTTGCCGGTTTCCAAAAAAACCAAAAAAAACCGCCTCGCTCACTCTCTCGGTGAAATCCTTGCGAAGCGGCAATCTGATCAGACTGCCTATATTATAGCAGAATACAGAAGTCAGGAGTCAGAAGTCAGGAGTCAGGAGTCAGAATACAGGAGTCAGGAGGGCATCCCTAATCTCACCAACACGGATAGCCACATCGGAAATCTCATCGGACATTGCCACCAACTCATCGCGGGTCTCTTCATACTTCTTGGCTACAAGCGTCTCCGCAAG